CGTCAACGCACAAACGCTTTTTATTTTCAAAAATCTTCTCGTACTCATTAGCCTTTGCAATGTCTTGCTCTAACGCATCTTTTTTGCCCGCTCTAATTCGATATTTCAAAATGTTGCCGAGACAAAAGCCCCTGAACTGCTCTACAGTCATGCTTCGAGCGATAATGTCGATAGATTCGATGCCTTCGATTATTTGATAGTGTTTTGGATTTTTTATGTTGTCACTCATCACCCGATCCCCCGTCTAATTCAGCCCGTGCTAGATATGCAATTAATGCAGAACTAATAAAATCAACATTTTGATTTAAAATTTTTTGTACAAACTCATTTTTTTTATAATCTTCGATCCCCTCAGGAATTGGAGTAATTAGATGTTTTTTAAATCTTTCTACTTCCTTTTCTAACTTTTGCTGTGTTAATTTAGTCATCCTTAAACCCTCACGCACTCAAAGTTATCAAGCCGAATTAGCTCTTTTACTTTCCACCCAAAAGAATTCTTTTTACCGTTTGATAGCTTTTTAATACATTGTTCGACTGCTAATTCTTCATTAGTAAAATGCGTCCAATTTATCGGTTGGTGTCCGTCTTTTATGATTGTTGCTGTTATTTTGTAAGCCATTTTTGTATCAACTCCCGTAATTTAATTTTGTCTTCTTCTGAATATTTTTTAACTCGTTCTGCTAGTTCAAATTTTATTTTTGATTTATTCGCACCGCGTTTGCCCAATTCTGCAACATAGTCATACGCTATTTTGTCGAGCATGTGATTAATACCGAGTGGGCAGTGGTTAACCTGCTCGCGCATATTTACGCTCTTTTTTTGCCGGCTCTGGATTTGCTCTAGCCTGCGATTCCAGTTGATCTACGTTATAAATACGCCCATTGTTAATACCTGCAAAAACAGTAAAATTACCTGAGCCATGGCGATTTAAAGCAACGTTAATTTCCATCAAGTTTTTATCTGCGTTATCGTTGTAAACAGCATCACGATAAATACCCACCCAGTAGTCACAATCTTGCTCAATTTGCCCTGTGTCACGGCTATCACTTGGAATCGGTCGTTTATCAGCTCTGGATTCAAGATTACGGTTTAATTGAGTTAACATAACAACAACGCAATTAAGCTCCTTAGCCAATGCTTTAAGCCCTTTAGTTATTGCACCGTAAGCCAGATCATTACGAGTATCATCACCTGTTTTTTCCTTCTCCATCAGAGTTAGATAATCAACCATGATCATACCTATTTGTCCCTTTTCTCTGGCCATCCGTCGTGCTTCTGAGCGAACATGAGATAGTGTTATTGCTGGTGTATCGTCGATGTAGATATTGTCGCTATTTGTTAACTCGTTCAAATGATGCATAACACGCGCAAACTCTGAATCCGAACCTAAACCACCGTCATAGAAAATATTGCTATTTACCGCTGATTCTTGGGCTAAAATGTTTTCAAGCATTTGCTCATCTTGCATTTCTAACGAAAACATCAGTACAGGTAATTTCTCATTCATAGCGCAATGACGAGCCATGTTTATTTCAAAAGTGGTTTTACCCATTTTTGGACGAGCACCAACCACAAACAGCGAGCCTCTAACCAACCCTTTAGGTGCTAATTTCTCATCTAATGCTTTGATTCCAGTTGATAAACCACGTGCACTATCTGCGTTTTCTAATCGTTGTCCAAGGGTTTCTGTCCATTTATCAGCAATTGTTTTTAACGACTTAAGTCCAGTTGTTTTACCAGTTTTGTTATAGTCATCAATTTGCGTAAATAACGCGTGAATAGCTGATATTTTGTCGCTAGTAGATAAATTTGATTTCTCAAAAATCATAGCGCTACAGTCGTTTAATTTTTGCAATGTGTAGCGTTCAATTGCTTTGTCTCGAACAATTCCAGCATAAGCTGTAACGTTGATCATCGACGGCGTATTTTTGGATAATTCAGCCAGATAAGCTAAACCACCGCAATCTTTCAAAGTTCCTTTTGCTTCCATACTGTCTGACAAGGTAATCAGATCAATCGGGTAGTTTTTACGATTTAATTCAAGCATTTCAGCAAAAATAACTTGATGATGTCTGCTGTAGAATGATTCTGGCTTCAATGAATAGATTGCTTTTTGACAGCGATCTGATTGAAAATCTAACATCATTGAGCCAAGCACAGCTTGTTCAGCAACTAAGTCATGTGGGATCACGTTCATAGCGTACCCTCCTTGAATTTTGTATAAGTTTCATCCTTAACAATGTATTCAAATTTAGCCTCCCAGTTTCTCTGGTTTTCACCAAACATCCAAGCTGGTGCTCTTTCTACAAAATCATAAAAATAGTTAATCAAATCATTGATATTTAGTTTTTTGTTGTCTTTAAAAAATTTTTTAACTAGATTTTTTCGTGCAGTAGTCATTTTTTGAATCTGTGGCAATCTGTTTTCTACAGCATCGTTGTATGCATCCATGACCAAATCAAAATCAATATTATTTTCTTTTGTAATATTGTTTTTAATAGTGTCTTTTGTAGAGTGACATTTTTTGTCACTGGTGGTAGTAACATTTTTTGTCACTGGTTCTATGCATTTTTTGCTACCAGTATCATTTTTTGTACCTGCATTTTTTGATACTGGTTCTGATGGTTCCAGTACTAGTGAATATTCAGTAATTTCACCGTTGTTTTTAATTGCGTTGATCAAACCTAAATTTTTTAATTCAGATAGAGCAGCATAAATCGTGCGCTTGTCTTTTATTCCAAGATATTGCATAAATTGTGATACGCTAATCCTATCGCTTGTTTTACCCCATCCCGTTGTTTTACGAGTAATCAGCAAATAACAACGTAACGCATTAGCTGACATATCAGCCATTAGCTCATCAATAACAGCGTTTGGCACTTGAAATGAGTTTGATATGAATTTACTCATCAATTAACCCTCATAGAATATTCAGCATATTTCTTACCGTTTTCCGCTGTAACCATTCGCTTATCAATGTTAAATCCGTCCTGTTTTAAATCATAAATGCGCGCTCCAAGTCTAAAGCAACCGTATTGATTCAATGCTTGTAATGGATTAATGGTCTTACCGCTTTGCAAATGGTTTAATATTTTTGCGCATTGGCTGCGTGTGTTTTCGTCGTTTAATGTACTCATGCTCGACCTCTAATTACTGACCAGTTGACATCTGGACGGAGTTCTTCGCACGTTACCTGTCCATCTGTTAAAAACTCTATGTCTGGACAACGCTCAGCAGGAACAGCAACATACTGCCATCTAGAAACAGCCCAAGACGTTATACCAAAATGCTTAGCTAACCTTGATATTCCACCTCGCCCCTTTTCATTTCCTAAAATTTTAAATGCTCTTTGAATTGGTAACATTCAACCTCCAAACAACTTTAAGTAGTATTTTTATTAAAATGATACTACTTTAAATAGTGTTGCGCAAATTTTTTTTAACATTAAAATCTACTAAAAGTAGTAAAAGGAAAGAAACATGAACGAGACTATAAATAATAAATTCAAAGACAGACTGCATTCAGTAATGATCGAAAAAGGCTTGTGGATGGGTGACGTAAGCAAAGGGACAGGCATAAACTACGAAATGATTCGCAGATATGCGCAGGGTACTGCTATACCGAGAAACTCTAATTTAGATAAGATTTCTAAATTTTTGAACGTTGATAAAAGCTGGTTACTTTTTGGTACTGGAGATAGTAAAGCAAAAGAAACTATCACAAATAAAAATGAAAACTCATTCTACATTGAAGTATTAGATATTACTGCTAGTGCAGGTGCTGGTTATCTAAATTCGGATGTGATGGAAGTGATTAAATTAGTAGAATATGATTCAGAGCAAGCAAAAACATTATTTAAAGGAGTTAATGCAAATAATTTAAAAGTTATCAACGTTAGCGGGGATAGTATGCAAGGAACGTTTGAGAGTGGTGACGCAATATACGTCGATGTATCAAGAAGATCGTTTGAAGGCGACGGCATTTACGTATTTACTTTTGGACGTAATTTGTATGTCAAACGATTACAAGTAATTAAAAATATTATTCGGGTAAAATCCGACAATAAACTGTACGACTCGTGGGAAATACATGAAGATGAGTTTGATCAGCTATACATACACGGCAAAGTAATGCTAAGTCAATCAATGCTATTAAGAAAACACGGCTAACCGCTTCGGCGGTTATTAAAATGAAAAATAGATAAATGGAATAGGATGCTTATGGTTAAATCTGATAATGAATTATATTACCCGAAGAAAAATACTGATCAGCTCTATATGTACAGCAAAGTAACACTAAAATCAATGTTATTTAAAAAAGGTTGAACTATGGCTAAAAATGATAGCGTAAAGATATCTCAATTTGATATAGATTCAATAATAAAAGCAAAAAAATATATTGATTTTAATGGAGCATCATGGAATAAAAAATGTTTCAATGCAAAAGATCCCGCATGGCTAGTATTAAACTCAGCAGTACTAGACAATGATCAGCTAGCAATTCAAAATCTTCGAATTGAATTTACTTTTAAACCAGCTCTATGTGAAGGGTTAATTGATAAAATGTACTTTACTGCAATTTATAATTCTAGAAGAATTTTTGCAGTTGATCATGGACAAAGTTTAATCCATAAAAATAAATATTTTGATGTAATTCCGACACCACCTCCAATTGTTACGGGAACTCATTATCACATAAGACATGAAAAGTATAATTTTGAGACAGGATACCCTATTGAAAATATACCGAAAAAGGATGAAAATAACTTTAGTTATTTTTGTAATGAATTTATGATACGTTTTAATACTACAGCGATAGGAGTAATTCCTCATCCATACAATAAAGAAAATGAGGATAAGTTATTATGATCTGCAATACAATAATGAGCAAACTTGGATTCGAATGCAATCCAATTACAGATAACATCTCTTATATCAGTAGTCCATTCACATATGTTGATGATGGCGAAGTTATTGGTGCTTTTGTACAATGCATGACCAATAACACATTTAGAATTACTGACAATGCCAACGCAATTCTAAACATGGAAACAAAGGGAATTAATATTACAAATTCTCGTTTTAATTTTCTAAAATCAATACTACATCGAGAAGGTGTCACATTAAGCGAACAAGCAGAAATTGTTTGCCATGCAAACGAATCTAATCTTGTTGAAGCTATACAAAAAGTGATTCGTGGAGGCATTATAACAACTACATGTGGAGTTGATTGGTATACATCTTATCGTGATAAGTTTGAAGATTTCATTATAAATAAAATTAAAAAATGTAATCTTCCCCAAAAAGTTTTAATAAGAAAAAAAATTATTGGATTGAGTGGGCATGAGATTACTGTGCCAGTAACACTATTAGGTGAAAATAATAATAAAATATTATTTACATCAAATGCTAAAAATGATGGAAGTTGGCAGGATGCTTATAGTGTTTTGGGAAAACTAATGGATATAACTACATTTCAAAATAATATAGATATTAACTCAAAAATAGTTGTTGTTAATAGTGATAGTATAAAAGAAAAACTTTCGCAATTAACTTTATTATTTACAGAACAAGCTCAAGTTTACCCGTCACACCTAATAGATAAATGGCTTCCCAAATTAGCTGCCTAATAAATCAATAATAAAGCGATCTCGGTCGCTTTTTTCACACCTAAAACCCCCACAACTTTAAAACAATTCATTGATTAAAAAACAAGCAAACGAATAACAATAAACCAATTAAAAAACATAAACATACTACTTTAAGTAGTGTTTTATTAAAAATAAACACTACTTTTAGTTGCATTTTTAAACTACTTACAGTAGTATATACACATCAAAACAAACAAATCAACTTACCAAAGTTGAAGCTCTTTAAAAATTCGGAAAGTCGGGACAACTTATAAAGTGTTATTCAAGTAGACAGTGTGAAAGCAAAGCTCATCTTAGAACGAAATGCCTAGCTCCCTCTAAGCTGATGAAAAGATAGCACGGAGTAAGGGAGCGCATTACCTGCTGGGGTATGTACCAGCATTCAAATCAAAGCGCATTTAAACAAGTGCGCTTGAATTTGAAATAAGAAAGGAGATAGATGATGTTACATAGAGCTGTAGAAAATAGTTACGAAAATGCTTATTGCAACATGATAAACAATATCGAAATGCAAGACGATAAAGAAGCAGAAATCAAAGCTCAGTCAAACGAACTTTATGACAAGCTCAGCGATGATGATTATCTAGAAATTGAAGAAAAAATAATGAAAGTGTTTGGTTGGGATGATGTTGACACTGATTCAGTTCAAAAAGCATTAAAGCTCATATGTTATGAAAAAGCTGAATTCCATTTTAATGAAAAAAATAAAAAATCATTTTATTAAGCTAACGAATTTTAACAGCTCGGAAAGACGGGCTGCTGCTTTATTTAGAATTAACAAATAAGGATACTTTTATGAATACATATCACAAATATGCATCAAACGTATTTTTAGCAAAATGCACAGAAAAACACAATAAAGGCGATGTTATAGAAGTTACTACGAAATACGGGAAAGATAATGAAAGCATTGTTTATAATTTAGTATTCGAAAAAGACGGATTTTTTTATTATTCAATAATCCGTGCTGATGGTTTTAACGTACAGGAGAGAGCAAAAGCAAGGGCTAATAGATATACACAGTGGGCGAATTCTGCTATCGGTCAAAGCAGATATTTACAGCAAGAAGCAAATGAAGGTCAAGATTTTTTAGCATTAGGCGAACCGATCAAAACAGATCATTATAGCGGAAGACGACATCGTGCTCTAATTGAGCGAAATCATGAGCGAATGAGAAAATCATCGGAACTTAGAAAAAAAGCAGAACGACACGAAGAAAAAGCCGAATATTGGGCTAGTCGTGAAAATGATATCAATATATCAATGCCTGAATCACTTGAATTATATAAATATAAATTTGAAGAGACTGAAAAATTTCACGCAGACATGAAAAGCGGAAAAATTCCTCGCGCTCATATGTGTTCATTAGAGTATGCAAAAAAAGAAGCCAATAAATTTAAAAAACTTTACGAATTAGCTAATCAGTTATGGGGATAAATTCTGACAGCTCGGAAAGACGGGCATCTATATCCATTCGCCCTCTTTTGAGGGCTTTTTTAGGAGCTAATTAATGAATAATGTAAAACAATCTAGCGAGCGAACAAATAAATTAATAGATAACGCTGTAAAAAATCGTCAATCAGACGACGAGGATTACATTATAGATTATTTTGCTGGGTTGATTTTATCTGTCAAAGATGAACTCGGTATGGCTCAATCTACAAATGTAAAAAACGCAATAAAAAACGAAATAAAAATCCGCTCTAATTGTATGACAGCACTAGATAGCGCTGTAGTTTTTGCAAGAAGAATCATCTATTTTAATTTGGTTTTGAGTCTTAAAACGGCTTGGCGCTTGCCGTAAAGCGCTATTTTCTTTCATATGCTTGCCCGTGAATTGAGTAACGGGCTTTTTTATGAATTATCTGAATAGATTAATAATCTTGCGGAGATATCAATGATAATGATGATTACAGTAATACTGCTAGTCATAGTGCTAGCGTCAGCGGCTGATCAAGTTTTAGATGTGGTAGTTAATCTAGTCATGATTCTGTCGTTTGTTCTAGTGTCGATTGTAGTGTTAATTTTACTCATACCTACCTCAATAATCGAGGTAATGTGTTGGTTAACGAGACATTTTGTGATGAAAATTACGACAGCAACTAACGTAAATAGCAATACAAAAACTAAGGATTAAACAATGACAAGTCAAAAAATTATTGAAAAATTACAACAGCTAGACTGGTATGTTAAATGTGAAACTGAGCACGAAATAGCATTGGTGTTAAATGCATGTCTGGACGCGAATGTTTGCTGGGCTAGCGGAGAATTTGCACATCATTTCTCGGATGTTCTGTTACAGAAAACACCAATTTTTATTGGTCGAGACTCTGAATATGACGAGCACGGTTTGAGCTGGGATGATTGGGATTCATTTCTCAGTAATAAAAATTGTGAGGACATAACAAATTGGTTTTTCGAAGAATTGAGGAATGAATAATGGAAAAATTAACACCACAAAACAAACATGAAGAACACCTTGTTCAGGTTTTATTAGCAAAAATGCAGGGCGTGCCAGTTGAATATAAGCGCGGCGCTGATTGGTGCCGAGCAGTCCCTGATTCCGTATCATTGAATACAGAATACCGCATTGCACCTCAATCAACACCTTTACCAATTACGCGCAATATGTGGCGAAAAATTAGTAAAAAATGGAAATACGCGGCAATGGACAAAGATGGCGAAGTGTATTTTTACATTAATGAACCATATGCCGATAAATATGGTGGTTGCTGGAATGTTTCTAGCAATGAGTATTGTAGAAGCGTCTTATTTTTCAATATTGATGGAATTAATTGGCGTCTCTCGCTCACAGAACGACCAGAGGATGTCTAAATGAACAAAATACCGATTGATCGCGTCGGCTGTAATGTACATGAAACAGACCGATTTAACATTAATTACACACTAAATAAAGGCGAAAAAATATACGCCTTTTTTTGTACCCTAATTTTATCGTTCGGCGGATTATTTATGCTATTTCGCTGGATGTTACATATTGCTACGGAGTAATAATTATGACATGGGAAGAGGTTTATAGTTCGCTGTCAATTCAATCAAGAATGATCATTGATATAGCAGAAGCATATCGTGTTGATTTAACTGAATTAGCAAATTTACAAGTTCAAAAACAAGAGAGTAACACACATTTAAATGAGGTGATTCATGGAGTTAGCTAAATTAGACGCGCCTTTCCACCCTAAAGACATTGAGTGGAGAGTACAACAGTGCGGTATCTCTAATAACAAGCCATGGTGTATGGTTTTAGCGTATGTAACAAACAGAGCTATTCAGCAACGACTTGATGAAGTTTGCGGAAAAGAAAACTGGCAAAACGATTATCACCCTGCTCCAGACGGTGGGGTTATGTGTAGTATTAAAATCAAAATTAATGGTGAGTGGATAACGAAAAAAGATGGTGCAGAAAACACTCAGATAGAAGCTGTTAAAGGTGGCATATCTGGAGCGATGAAGCGCGCGGGCGTTCAGTGGGGAATAGGTAGATATCTTTATGATTTAGAAGAAGGTTTTGCTAAAGCTTCGCTAGAAAAGGTTGAAGGTTGGAATAGAACTCGAACAAAAGATAGTAAGTATATTTGGTGGGAGACTCCAACGCTGCCCGACTGGGCGTTACCGATTGAGTATATTTTATCACTATTCGAATGCGAGGCTATTAATTGCAAATCTATGGATGAATTAAAAACGATTTATACAAAATATTACAATCGCTGCGTTGTAATAGGTGCCGATGATCGGCTTAAGTCATTGAGTGATAAATATAAATATAAGCTAGAGAGTAAATAGCAATGAGGAAATTTAACATCTATTTTGATATAGAAACCATTCCGACACAATCTAAGCAGTTAAAAGCTCATATTCAGAATAATTTAACTCCACCTAGTAATTACAAGAAACAAGAGGCGATTGATGCGTGGATTGAAGAGCACAAAGATATTGTTTACCGAAAAACCGCTTTAAACGGCGGTTTTGGTCAAATTGTTTGTATTGGTTATGCAATCAATGATGAGAATGTGCGAGTAATTTATTTTGATGACTGGGCATCATCTGAAAAACAAATATTGCAATCATTTTTTAATGATTTAATTGAGCGTTATAGACCCAGTTCAGATATAACCCCGCATTTTATTGGGCATAATATCGAAAATTTCGATCTTCGATTTATTTATCAGCGCGCAATCGTTTTAGATGTTATACCTCCGGCATTTTTACCGCTAAATAACAAATCATATAACAATATGTACATATTTGATTCTATGACGGAGTGGGCAGGTAAACGTAATTATGCGTCATTAAATGAAGTTTGTTTGGCGCTTGGTATAGAGCCAAAATCCGATGATATCGATGGCTCAAAAGTCTGGGATTTGGTGCGAGAAGGGAAAATAAAACAGGTTGCAGATTATTGTGCTGCCGACGTTGAGAAAGTTAGATTAATACATAAGCGCATGACATTTCAGAATGCAAGTTAATTACAGCCGGCAAGGTTTAAGTGAGCGAAAAAGTATATGACGTTGATAAAACAAAACTGGAGCAAGAAAAATGGCA